TCTGCGACAGGACTTGACTCAGTTGAGTCGCTCTATATTCTGGGTGCCATCGTTGCTGAAACTGCGACAGCAGTGGATAATGTCGTAGCGCGAGCAGATTTTGTTGATGCTGTACTTGAGTCGGCGCAGGGCGCGGACCTAACGCAGGGTGGCGGGTTGTTTAATGTTGGGGTGTCGGAGTCGGCGTCCATAACAGACGTAGCGTTTAGTCGGTTCTTGTGGGAGCTTATCGATGATTCCCAAGTGGCAAACTGGCAGACCATTAACACAAACCAAACTTCCAACTGGCAACCCGTCGATATGACATGAGGTAAACCATGCCTATTACAAGAACTTCTCTCCTCGATTTACCCATTATTGAAACCGACACGGAAGTTGGTCAGTGGGGTAACGCCATTAATAATGGCTTAACGCAGTATATTGATATTGCTGTTGCAGGGATTACTAACCTGACAGGTTCAAACTTTTCAGGCTCGCCAAACTACGACCTGACATTATCCCTAACTGAAGGGGATGCAAGCGCAACCAATATTGTTTATAACAGCGCACAGTATTCGACAATCAGGGTATCAAGCTTAAACGCTAACTCAACCATCATAGCCCCTGCGTCATCACGCTCCTATAAAGTTATTAACGCAGACTCAACCTACACGCTAACAGTTAAAGCTACGGGGCAGACAGGCGTAACAATTAACCCCGGTGCCTCACTCGTTGCTGTGTTTAACGGCACGGACTATGTGGGTCTTGGTGTGCAAGCTGCTGCCACACTTACGGCAGGGCAGCTCATTAAAGGTGCAGGTTCTACGGTTGTTACACCTGCTACTGCCGGAACCGATTACGTAGCTCCCGGTACAGCCACAACATTCACGGCGCTTCAAACGTTTTCTGGTACTTCGGCAAACCTCGCTCAAGTGCTTGCAAATTCGTCAGAAGTCGTGACGGTTAACGCCACCGTTGTTCCATCCACGGTTAACTACGATGTGACTACACAGTCCGTTATTTACTATACCGGTGGGGCTGGTGGTTCTAATTGGACCGTTAACTTTAGGGCTTCGACGGGCACAACACTTAATACGGCGCTGGCAACAGGGCGCAGTGTGACCGTGGCATTGATGGCTACACAGAACGCAACTCCTTACTACAACAACATCATACAAGTTGATGGAAACACCATAACTCCAAAGTATCAGGGCGGTATTGCTTGGACCGGAGGTAATGCTTCGGGTATTGATGTTTACGTATATACGATTATTAAAACAGCATCGGCAACTTTTACGGTGCTAGCTTCTCAAACTAAATTTACCTGAGATTGATATGCCGGTTATTCAACGTTTAGCTGCTGGAGGCGCTCGGGGTTTTGGTTTCGGTGTCGGAGGTGTTACTTATTCCGGGCTTATTACTGAAACTGCAACCGGTGCAGATAGCGTAAACGGTATACCCCCTTATCAAGGCATTATTACTGAAACTGCAACCGGTGCAGATAGTACAGACGGTACGTCTAATTCGACATATCAAGTGTCAACCGCAGAAACAGCTACGGGGTCTGATTCCATATCCAGCAGCCTGATTTTGCCAGGGTACGCTAGCTTTGATTTCAATGGGTCCGCATACGTTGATACGCCGACTAGCTCTACGTTTGCAACAGGATCAAACGATTGGACTTTGCAGTTTTTTATTTATCTTCGCGCTACCCCCAGCTCAAACACTACCGTATTTGACGTAGGCAGTGGGGTTGTTACTAATGGGTGGCGGGTTGAAATTACGACATCTAGACAAGTTCGGCTTCTTGGGCTGTCTTCTTATAACACTACTGCGGGGCTCTCATTAAACACTTGGTACTTTATTACAGTAACGCGGTACTCATCCCCCGGCGTTTATATTTTTATTGACTCTACAAGAAACACAGCGTCTTCGTTTAACCTTGGTACGCTTTCTTCCAGCACCTATTGCCGTATCGGTGGGGCTCAGAATAACGCAACACGTATTAATGCGCTGATTAGTAATTTGCAGTTTAGAAACAATATTTCTGTTTCGTCTGTAACTGTACCAACAACCCCACTTACAAACGACGCAAATACGTTGCTGCTCACTTGCCAGAACGGGACAATTATTGATAACAGCACTGCTAACGGTGGCAGTCCGTGGACGCTGACTAACAGCGGAACGACAACAACTTCTACGAATCCACTTTGATGTGGGTTGAATGAAGTCATCAGTAAGAAATAAAAACATGGACGATAAAACCCACGAGCTAGCAGTCCTGAAAGCACAAGCCAGAATTAGGCTTGAAGAGCTAAAGGCCCAAGACTCTGCCAAAGAAGTTGCTGGTAAAGCGATTGGCGAAGATGGATTGCTTTACATCTTCTTGATTGTGCTCGTGGGCGTTGGTGCGTCCTTATTCCTAGAAGGCGAAAAAATTGCTGCTGTTATGGGTCTTTTGGGCGCTTCACTTACTGCACTTATTCAAATGCTAAATGGCATCGCAGGCACTGCGCCAAAGCAAGAAAAGCCTGAGTTTGAAGTCATCAAGGATCTCATCACTCGGTTGGACAAGCTTGATCGTGCCGAGCCACCCATGCAAGTGGATGTTGAAGGATCCAAAGTTACAGTCAAGAAAGGTGCCGACATCGTGACGGCTAAGGGGTAATCATGCTTTCACTTCTCTCAACACTTGGTGGCCTACTTATTTCGGGTCTACCCAAACTGCTTGATTACTTTCAAAACAAAGCTGACCAAGCCCATGAGCTTGAGCTTGCAAGGATGCAATCGGAGCGCGAACTAGCCTTAGCCAAGGAAGGTTTTATTGCCCAGCAGCGTGTGGAAGAGATTCGCACTGACCAGATTGCCATGCAGACGGATGCTCAAATGACCGTGGCGGCGCTGGACCATGACAAGCAGATCATTGAGAAGTCTAGCAAGTGGGTGGTGAACTACATTGGAACGGTGCGGCCTAATGTTACTTACCTGCTTATCTTGGAACTCATTGCCATTAACGCTGTGCTTGCTTATTACGTTTGGCAACACCCGCATCTTGTGCAAAACATTGATGACTTGGTTCGGGTCAGTACGATCATCTTTTCCGATGATGAGATGGCAATGCTTGGCGGCATCATTGGCTTTTGGTTTGGCTCGCGTAGTTGGCAGAAGAAATGAAAACAGGACAAGCTGGTATAGACTTGATGCACAGTTTTGAAGGTAAGAGCCTTAAGCCTTACTTATGCCCCGCCCACATTTGGACGATTGGCTATGGTCATGTTTTGTATCAAGATCAAATTAAATTACCTGTAATAAGGAAAGATGGCTATACCGGCATCCTTCGTAAGGACTACCCGCTCGCAGCCCAAGATAATCGCACTTGGTCGCAGGAGGAGATTGATCGCCTTTTTGAGGATGATCTCGTCCGTTTTGAACGCGGTGTATTGCGAATGTCTCCTAATCTTGCTGGCCGTCAGTCAAGCTTCGACGCTGTGGTCAGTTTTGCGTTCAACGCTGGAACTGGGAGGTATCAGAGTTCCACAATAAGAATGAGAAACAACCGCGCCGACTATGAAGGTGCAGCAGAAGCGTTTATGATGTGGACTATGGGCGGAGGTAAAGTGTTACCGGGATTGGTGCGCCGCCGCAAAGCTGAAAAAGCGTTGTACCTACGGGGTGCATGATGCCACTCAAAAAGATACTTTTTAAACCCGGAACAAACCAAGAAAATACTCGGTATACCAACGAGAACGGCTGGTATATCAGTGAAAAGGTTCGGTTTCGTCAGGGTACACCTGAGAAAATTGGTGGGTGGCAGCGTATTTCCCCGTATACGTTTCAAGGAATTTGCCGGTTTCTTTGGAATTGGGTAACGCTTAGCTTTGATAATTTACTTGCTGTCGGTACAAACCTCAAGTTTTATATTGAGCGAGGTGGTGTCTACAACGACATCACCCCCATACGAGAAACCGCAACCCTAACAAACCCTTTCACTACAAACATAACTTCAGGTACAGCTAATAGGGTTTTGGTAACCGATGCTTCTCATGGGGGAAAGACTGGAGATTTTGTAACTTTCAGTGGAGCTTCAGCAGTTGGGGGGTTAACCCTTAATGGTAACTACCAGATAGCAAATGTTACAACCAATACTTACACCATAACAGCTTCATCAAATGCCACGTCTGTAGCTACAGGTGGGGGTACAGTAACTGCTAAATACGAAATTAATGTTGGCCCTGCCATTCAAGGCGCTGTTATTGGATGGGGTTCTGGTGGTTGGGGTATGGGCGGCTGGGGTACGGGCGTTGCCGGTACTGAGCGGTTGCGGTTGTGGGATGCCCAGAACTGGGGTGAAGATTTAGTTTTTGGGTATCGTGGTGGACCCCTCTATTATTGGGATGCAACTAATGGTGTTACTACTCGGGGCGTTGCTCTTAATTCGATTGGCGGAAATGTAAGTTTTACGTCAGCCTCCCCTACAGTTGTTACGTTTGCTTCGGTTTTATTGTCCGAGGGCACTGCTGTTAAGTTTGCCACCACAGGCACGATGCCTTCTGGGGTCACTGCGGGTACGACGTATTACCTGCGAAATGTAGATGGGGCCACAGCAAACATATCGGCTTCTCCCACTGGAGCGCTGGTTAACGCCGCATCTACTGGGTCGGATGTATATGTTTCTGAGCTTGTTGATGTGCCGTCAAAACAAAACGGGTTGATTGTTTCCGATACATCTCGGTTTCTTCTACTCTTCGGCACAACAGCTTATGGCAGTGCAGTGCTTGATCCGATGCTGATCCGTTGGGGTAATCAAGAATCGGTTACTGATTTTGTACCTGCTGCCACAAACCAAGCAGGTAGTCTGCGTTTATCCCACGGTTCACAGATTATTTCTGAGCTTCAAACACGCCAAGAGATCTTAGTGTGGACTGATTCGGCGTTGTACTCCTTGCAGTATCTCGGCCCTCCGTTTGTGTGGGGGTCTCAGTTACTTGGCGACAATATATCTATCGTTGGACCAAACGCTACGGCTGTTGCTTCAGGTGTGGTGTATTGGATGGGGGTTGATAAGTTTTACACTTATAACGGGCGAGTGCAGACGCTTCGCTGTGATCTAAGGCGGTATGTCTTTTCCGACATTAACGTCTCGCAGCTTGATCAGATCTTTGCCGGAACAAATGAAGGCTTTAACGAAGTCTGGTGGTTTTATTGCTCCACCAATTCCACGGTGGTTGATAAGTACGTTGTGTACAACTACGCAGAAGATATTTGGTATTACGGCACGATGGGGCGCACGGCTTGGCTTGACTCGGGGTTACGCAACTATCCTGAAGCAGCTACATACAACTATAACGTTGTTGATCATGAATATGGGGTGGACGATAACACCACAGGTACAGCCACCGCAATTGAAGCTTATATCGAATCGGCTGAGTTTGATATTGAAGACGGGCAGAACTTCGGATTTGTATGGCGCATGGTGCCGGATCTGACATTCCAAGGATCTACAAGCCAAAGTCCACAGGTCACGATGACGCTCTACGGTATGAATGGTTCCGGGTCTGGATTTAACACCGAAGCCGCCAAAGCTGTTGCTCGTACTTCCACAGTGACGATTGAGCAGTTCACCAATATTATCTACACCCGTATTCGTGGACGACAAATGATTATGCGGGTTGGCTCTGATGGGCTGGGTACGACGTGGCAGCTTGGTGCACCACGAATCGATGTTAAACAGGACGGTCAGCGGTGACTTTACTTAGGCAACCAGCACCACCCAGTTTACCTGCGGCAGGGGCTAGCTATGAACGCGCATACCATGACCAGTTCAACAATGTTTTACGCCTCTACTTCAACCAACTTAACAACAACGTTTCAGCACTACTAGGTACAGACGGGGGGCGGTATTTAAGTATTCCGTTTGGGGCGTGGTCTAGTGATTCGGATCAAGTTGCTGTTAGTACAACCGCCGCCTACGCCATTACGTTTGATGTCGTTGATATTGCTGACAGTGTGACGCTTGTCGATAATTCAAAACTAACGGTGCGTTACTCTGGGATTTATAACTTACAATTCAGTATACAGTTTGCTAATACAGACTCCCAGATACATGACACTGATGTTTGGGCCGCAATAAACGGCACCAATGTCCCAAACACTAACTCTCGGTTTTCTGTCCCTAACAGTCATGGCGGAGTAGACGGGCATTTGATTGCGGCTCTGAATTTGTTTTTGCCTTTATATTCGGGTGATTACGTCGAGCTGTACTGGCATACTGACAACACTTCAGTTAGTATTGAGCAGATTAACGCTGCTTCTTCCCCCACACGCCCTGCCACCCCTTCTGTTATTGCGACGATGAGTTTTGTTTCCGCTTTACCGGATAGCACGACATGACCACTTCGACCCAAATCACACCCGAAGCAGCTCTGGCGAAGTTCAATGCGTTTGTGCAGTCGCAGCAAATGCAGGATTATTTATCCCAACGCCAACAGCAATACGGCACAACTCCCAAAGGTGCAGCTTCGGATAAGGGGTGGACCGCAGGTGAGTCTTACACCAATCCGTTTGCAGGGTTGAAGGAATTTGGTTCAGAGGAAAAGCCTACTTTAAATTGGAACGCAGCGCTTGGTGAAGCAGGTGAATACGAGTCTGGAACCCAGACCCAACAGAAGTCAGCGTACGACATATTAAAAGGTGCTTTTAATACAGAAGATAATATCTTTGGGCACAAGTCCACCTTTACTAAAGCCTACAGCACATCCGAGAAAGATGCTAAGGGCAATCCGATTGAGATCAAAGACCCGACACTTCAAGATATTCAATCAGGCAAAGTTGCTTTTTTAGTGGGCGGTAAGACAGGTGGTGAAAGCCGCGAGCGCATGGCTCAGATGTATTTGCCTATGGGTGATAAGCTTGTCCCTGTCGGAGATCCCCAGTATTACAAAGGCGAACATCCCGA